ACAGCTGGCTGTACGACCTATGTGGGGGGAGTGAGTTCATAACACCAAGACTACCACGAACCGCACTGATTTGACCGCCAGACACGCCGTCTGCTACCCTCTAGGGGCGGGCAACCGTGGGGCGGAAACTTCAATGAAGGGTGACGACAGTCGCTACAGCTCCCCTGAACCACCAAAGTTTTTTGGGGGGTAGGGGGGCGTTTCTTAAATCAGGGCTCCGACAGGAGCCCTTTATTACAGGGGGTTAGCATGAAGGATTGGATCTTTAACCATTGGTTAACCATTGGTATTAAGCAAGGGTGGATCACCGAGCCATACTGCTCGACCCATGATGTTCCGATAATGAGTGATGAGGAACAGCAAGAGTGGGAAGACGGCGGAGATCCCTGTTCTTTTGTTACAAGGATTAATCCGTATTCGGAATTTTACGCTTAGTAAAATAAAAAAAGAGGGGGACGATTAAGTCCCCCTCTTCTTCTATCTCCTACCATTCTGGCGGAGCAACTGCGAGCGCATCCAGCGTGGCTATATTGATGCACCCGACTACTGGGATGCCATGTCGGAGCTGCAACCCTTTTAATATTTCCTGTAGGGGAGCATCCAATAGGTCATCACCAGCAACATTAAGAGCTATCCGAACTTTGGTAACTAGCTCTGATCTTTCTTCTGGTAAAACAATTGGTAGTAGCTTGGATGTTTCTATTTCTATCACGTAATTATTTGTTCTTCGTCGATCGTCTGTAGCTGAAGAGTGACAATGCCACCGAATCCCCTGGCAAAAGAAGGTGGAGCTGTCTGCTCAAACTGTATAGCGCGGATGACACAGATGCGTTCTTCCTCCGATGAGAAGTCTTGAAAGAGTACTGCACCGCCATTCTGCTCAATACGCTCAAGGTATTGAATTCGTTCCCATGGGTTTGAGAATACTGTTTGTCCATTTGGATCTCTTTCCTCTTCGTAACATAGCAATGGGATTGTAATTGTACGTGAGCGTTTTGGTGCAGGCAACCCACGTATCTGCCACTCCTCAAGGATGGGACTTTTTGTTGTATCGGTTGAGTTGCGAGTAAAGTTAAATGTAATTTCAAAATGATCTGATGGTTGGATAGAGGCAGATACACCAATTTCGGTAGACATACCGAGTGGGATAGCGCCGATATCAATACTCTGTGTTCCTTGGTCTACTAATCCAAAACCTAGTGTTCCACCTGTGGTGGATTGAGATTTAATAGCTAGTGATACTGGTTGTTTTCTTTCTGATGTGCCGAAGCGAATCCATCCAGACTTAAGATATCCGTTAGTTGCCTTGTTGGTTGGGTGCTCGATAAATATACCAGAGGTTGAAGTTATAAACTTCAATCCAGTGCTACCTACAAATGCAACACCAGTTGGGGCTACTCCATCAGTGACGAGATCAGAGTTATACGCATATGCATTTCCGACTTCTGTACCCAAATCAATACGCCACAAACCTGCAGCACCAGAGATAAGGGACGAGCGACAGGCGTAGACATAGGAACCGTCAAACGCAATATCTGATACAGATCCCGTGACGTTGAGCGGTCCATAGGTAAAGCCCTCTCCATCGGTTGACTGTGTGCCAACACGCAATCCCTTTGATGTTGCTAGGACTACGAACTCATTTAAGTATACACGAATCTGATTAAGAGACTCGCCTCGTGGCAGCTCAGCAATGATCTTTGGATCATTTAGTGCAGACAAAGCTGAGGTTGCATTAAGGGTATAAGCCTGGATACGTGATATTGATCCTTGTGTATAACCAACAATGACTGCAGAGTTTAGCTCTGAGATTGAATTGATTACTGTTGTTATGTCTGCCGTTGACCAACGCTCATGATTAGCGTCAAACTTTGGAGTTGGTGTTATGTATACACGACTACCTTCGTAGACTGTTACCTTGGCTGTTCCTTCCAACGCTCCAACAAGTAAACGTTCTTTTACATAAGCTATCGCTTGCACAGACCATGTAGCACCATTGTGTGTTGGCTTGTCCCATAGTTTACGCACCACTCCAGCCGTAGTGACATCATAGATACCATCGCTAGCACCGACGATGCAGTACGTACCATCGGTTGTTAACTTTTGAGGTACAGCTCCACCAGTAAGTGCGTATGTTACGGCAGTAGTACCGTTGTAATACTTAAGCGACCCGTTCTCAATATAAAACGTACCACTATTAACAGTTACAGGGTTGCTTGCTGTCACAGATGCAAACTTGGTTACATCTGGGAGCAATTTAATCTCACCAAGTGTCCATACATCGATGTTGTTTGATTCATAGAATCGGAATAGGTCGCTAGATGATGCGTCATAGAAGCGCTCACCTGCGCCGTGATGCCATGATGTGGCAGAACGAAGCCACCAGTTAGACAGTGACTGTTCACCAGCTGAATCGCCTTGGTCAATACGTTCTTTCTGGTATGTCGTAGTAATACGACTAAGCTTATTTTGATCTGATACACCAGATAGCCAAGGCGTATTACCTATTGCATAGTTAGCAGCGAAATCATTACGCTGATATCTAACCAATGCGGTAGGAATGTTAGTGCTAATGGCAATAGGCAGATCGCCCTTGAGATATTTGTTTGTCGTTGCCACGCTTTATCTCCTAGTTCTTTTTAGCTTTAGTTGCCAGTCTCGCTTTGATAGCATTGATCTTTGTTGGCTTGCCCATCCAGTAAAACCATGGGCTAGTATCATCATCATCATCTTCATTGATTGAGATATGAAGGTGCTTGTTGTGCTTGTTTGATCCTGTGTATTTGCGATCACCCTTAGCTTCTGACCAGATGCGACCAGCAAAGATTAGGTATGAGACTCGGTCATCATCCTTTAACATCTCGTAGATCTCACGGCAATCAATGCCGTGTTCTGGGTCATGAGTTAGGTCAACTGCTAGACCAGTGTTGTGGTCTGAGTTAGGACTGGCTGCTATATGAGCAGCAGAAGGAAGCAGACCATCGCTGGCTTTGTTGCGCTTCGGTGACAACGCCGTTGCTTGACGCAGTACAGCAATTGCAGCAGGTGTGGCTTTCTTGACTACAGGTTTCATTCATCGCTCTTTTCCAGCTACTAGTTCATACAGGCTGTCAACGCGTCGCTCTAATCTATCGATCGAGTCACGCATCGAGCTGCCTGAATTTGGTTTCAATTCTGTGAGGTAGTGCTTAACTAACCAACGAACTGAGCCAGCAAAGCTGGCGATTATTGTGGTAACCGCTACTGCGATACCAGCCCATTCGTTGGTAGACATTATGCTTCTTTGCCGAATGCCGAGTCGTTAGGGTTAAGCGCACGCATCAAGACTGGGAGTACTGCTACTGTTCCAGCTGTAACGATTGCCTTAAGTCCAGCAAGATCTAGTGAGAAGATATCCCCACCTGTTGCAATGAAAGCAGCAAGAGCTGCTGTCAAAAATGAACGACCATAACTTGCTAGCATTGCCTTTGTCTTTGTGCTCATTGTGTCTCCTTAGTTAAATAGTTGTTAAGCGTTTTTCTTAATCAAAAGATGTTGCTCGGTCTGGTTGATTACTTCATATTGACCATTAATTGCAGACAAAAATGCTGCCATACCAGCAGCAGGATTCCAATTTACATCAGGGTTGTACAGAGTAAGATCATCGCGGACAAACAAACCATTTGGCTTAAGTGCCTGCCAAGCAGCCATAGCATCTGCATAAGCACCGTCTTCTGACTTGTCACCATCTAAGTAGATAAAGTCATAGGACTCTGAGTTTTGTGCAAAGAATGTAGCACTAGGCATCTTATGCTTAATGATGTTACTGTAATCTTTTACCTTGTTGTCGTAGGTTTCTTCAACATATGCAAACCAATCGTGTGATTCCTGGTTCATATCAGCATCTAATTCCCATCGATCAACATCGGTAAGGGTGCAACCCTGACCAGTTAATAGATTGTCAAGAAGCCATAGGCTACCGTCTCCAGTAAAGACTCCTACTTGTAGAAACTTAAGATCGTCCTTACCTTTAAAATCTTGTAGATGTTGAGTAAAATAACTTTCTGATTTATGGTTAAACCAATTTGGATAATCTATCATTAGATTGTCACCGTTCCACTTCCTGCTGTAAACTTGTAAACACGATATCCTGGGCGAGTTGTTGTATCAACTGTGTATGTTAATGTGCCTGGAATTGTTGTGAGTGGTGGTACAACACTTGGGTACGCGTAAATTACAACACCACTTCCACCATTGCAGTTAGTGCCACCTTGACCAGATCCAGCTCCAGCACCAGCACCACTATTTGGTGCTCCTGGGAAGTTGCGACCAGTTCCGCCTAAGCCTGCAGTTCCACTATTTGAATATTGACCACCAGCACCGCCACCTGCGTAATAAGTTAATGTTCCAGTAATGCTAGAACCTATACCGTTTCCAGAGTTCCAACCTGATGCAGAACCACCTGCTCCACCACCACCTGCTGCTGAACCATAAGTAGTGTTAGGAGATGGAGTAGTACCACCATTACCACCATCTAAACCAGTACCACCAGCGTAAGCAGTGGTACTACCCTGTGTATATCCGCCACCGCCAGATGAACCATCAAAACCAATACCACTATCGGTGCGACCACGACCACCACCAGTAGCGGTAATAGTTGTTGAAGCATAAGTAAGTGTAGATGTACCACCATTAGTATTAGTAGCAGGAGTTGGAGCAACGTTAATAGTTAATGTGCTACCAATAGATGTATTTGCCAAAGTAGTAGAAGTCTTTACTGCACCACCACCAGCACCTGATGCATAGGTTCCACCTGAAGAGCCACCTGCGCCAACAACTAAATATTCAGCGTAGAACGGATAAGGGCTTGCAGGCATACTAGTAGGAACTACTGCGCCAATACCCCACGCACCAGATGAGTTCTTAAATGCAACCACAAAGTTATTTACCGTACCAGGCGCAGTGTTTGATTCGCTAACTGATACTGTTGCACCCGATGCTGTGGAAGTAAAGTTAAGAATATCTCCAGTCGTTGTAAGAAGATGAGCACTTACTGCCCCTGTTGGAACAGTTCCCCAGGTTCCAGTAATGACTCCATTTACTCCTAGAGATAACAAAACGCTTGTTGGTGCAGCAAGTTGAGTTACAGAGATTGGTGTTATCTCAATACCAAAAGGATACGTCATACCAGTTGGAATTTTAATTTGATTGACATCATTAGGAACTGAGATAAATCCTGAACCGCCACGAATTGTTCCAGTAAAGTTATGCCCTGCTGAATCAACCAGTGTCATTGTCATTGTCTGTGTAGAATCTGTCTTAATAAGATAGGTTCCAGTAGTTAATGTATTAGATAAAAGAAATGTGCCAGCAACGCCAGCGGTCCATCCTGTTGGGATTGAAGATGCCGTAGTTGGTAGTGGAAATACATTAATACCCATTACGCAATCTCCACTCCGCTAATGTGAAAGTCTACAGTTACTGCAGATGCAAAAGCCTTAATTGTCTTTGTTGTAGCAAGAACCTGCTTTAGATCAATATATACTGTTGAGTTTGCTGCAAGTGCAGTATCCTTATGCAACTCAATATCATCTAACAAGATGGTAAATGTAGCAGCAGATGCTGCGTTATTACATACAGCAATGTTTGTAATTACTGTAGTTGTTGCTGCTGGTACTGTATATAGTGTTGTGCTTGTTGTAGCTGCTGCTGTTCTAGCCAGCGCCTTGGTTACTGTAGCCATTAGTTACTACCTTTCGTTTAGAGTGCGCCCATAAGAATGAGTGTCAATTCGTCTGCCACACTTCCTGGACCATTGAGTACGATGTCTGTTAAACCTGAAATTGTTGTTACTGTGGCTCCTGATCCAATGACTGTGCTGCCAAGGGTAGGTGCTGTATAAACGCTAGTAGTTGCAATCTGTACCCAAGAAGAACCAGACCATACATACATCGCATTGGTTGTAGAGTTCCAATAGATAGCACCAATAAGAAGCGTGTTGCCATCATTGTCTATGGTAGGAGCAGATGACTTACTACCAAGGTAGCGATCATCAAAATCATCATAGGTTGTTGCAGCAGCCGTCGCAGAAGCAGCAGCGCTAGTTGCGCTGGTTGATGCTGCGGTAGCAGATGCTGCTGCGCTAGTGGCAGAAGTACCAGCAGCCTGAGCATGATACTTGGCTGAGAACTCACCACCAGCAACTGGACCAGTTGTTAATGTAGCCCAATCATTTGCAAAAGTTGCGCTAGTAGAAGCGCTTGTAGCAGAAGTTGCAGCAGCCGTTGCACTTGCTGCAGCACTAGTTGCTGATGTGGCAGCTGCAGTAACACTTGCAGTCATAGACGATGCGCTGGCAGCAGCTGAGGTTGCACTTGTACCTGCAGCGCTGGCACTAGCAGCTGAAGCTGTTGCACTGTTGGCAGCCGATGTTGCCGATGTTGCAGAAGAAGATGCAGACGTTGCAGAACTGGATGCTGAAACCGCAGCAGCGCTTGCTGAAGCAGCAGCGCTTGTTGTTTGTGTATCAATATATGATTTAGTTGCAGCGTCTGCAGCGTTGGTTGGTGTTGGAAGATTAGTGATGGTTGCACCAGTAATCGTTCCGCCAGTAATCGTTGCGGTAGAAGTAAATGCACCAGAGATCGTGGCAGCATTAATAATAGGAGTAGTAAGGGTTTTGCTTGTTAATGTCTGGGCTCCACCTGTACCTACGATATCTCCAGTTACACCGTGAACGTTTGTTGTTGCTACTTCGTGAGCACGAGACTCGGTAAAATCACGGGCAGATACACCGTGTTCTACGTTTGCTCCAATAGCGTGACCTTTAGCGCCAGAGTTGTCAATGTTACGGTTAATATTATATGCAGTACCAGTCTTGCTGGTGACCTCAACTACTTCCTCATTTGCTGTATCCTTTTCAAGGATTAGTGTATATGGATACTGTGTAGGTAGGTTAGCTGCTGCAGCTAGTTCGAGACTAGATGATGTAGAAGTAATTGAAAGCGCAAGCGTTGTTTTTGCTGCGTTTGAACTGTAATACCGTGATGGATTTGCCATTTATTACCCCGTATACTGGATGGTGTTGAGGAAGTTTGCTTGCTGCTTTGATATCTCTTCGCTGAGACGAACTGTGTACAGCTGGAAGATATACTTGGCGGATGAAGTAGACGCACCAGCGGATACTGGTTGGTCCAACGCATCTGCCGAAACTGATGTGGCAGTTACCTTGCCAGGGTCTACTGTTGAAAGTAGGCGGTACATAGCACCAAGTCGGACTACGTCCTCACATGATGATGGTAATCCACTTGCTGTTAATTCTTGATTGTCAGTAATCACTGTTGGGAACTTTGTGTACTGAACTCGTACTGGCTGACCAGCCATAGGCGCTTCGTTAAGAACAATAGCTCGCTTGGTTACACCGTTTACGTTGTAGTTAGTGTCAAGTCGCCACTTTTTAATGAGTTCCCATACGCCCGTATGGTCAGGCAATTGCCATGACACACCAGTAATATCTTCTAATTCATCTGGCATTACATAGGTGTAATCAGCGCCGTCAAATGTAAATGTTTCGTTAGCAATGACAGGAAATGACATTGCTTTAATTGTTTCGTTAATTGCACGCTTAACTTGCGAACGTGGGAAGATAGGGTTATTGCGAACCACAGAACCTGATACGTGTGAAGTAGCACCAGTGCTACGCCATCCACGACCAACTGGATTACCTGCAGTACCTAGAACCTGAATGGTTCCACTTCCTGCTACAGACTGTTTGACATAGATAAGCTCGTCATCAATCTCGACGATCCCCTTGCCAAGAGACTTAGCATCATCTACTGCAATGGTGATATCTGTAGCAGACACAGAGTTAACTGCAATTGTCACTGACTCTTGGTTACGGACGTAAGAAGAAATCTCGCCAATAGTTTGATCGGCTAATTGATTGAGTGTACTCATTAAACTCTTACTCCAAATCCTACTGCTTCAGAAGCGCGGACTGCGCTTTGAATATCTTTCATCTTGGTAGATGCTGGCTGGATACCCTGCTTACGTGCATCACGATAAGCATTAAGTTCCTTTTCTGCTGCATTGCCTTGCCTTACATTAGCTTCATTACCGAAGCTAAGGTTTGCACTGCGGGCGCATTCACCCCAGTTTGCATGGTCTTGTGTTGGACATCCTGTTCGACAGTTAGACATTGAAAATATAATCTCCGTACCCCGCAGCCGTTAGCTCGGTTGCTTCAGCATCTGTAATTTGTTCTTCATATCCACCGCGCAGGACTCGATCACATGTCTTAAGGAAGTCTCCCTGTGGTACAACAATCGTTGTCCATGCACCATTCTTTTTGACTACTGTTTTACCAACAGTCTCAGACGCCCACCATAGTTCATAGCGACGACCGAGTTTCTTCTGGTAAGTAGGTCCACGGAAAATCTTTGCCATTACCACTTCACCTTATCTGCCCAGTACGCTGCTGACAGAACACCCTTCTGGATGTTCTTGGCGTGACGTGCTTTGAATGATTGTCTACGTTGTTTATATTTGCGAGTCTCGCCAGATTTCTCTGGCGAGCCACTCACTCCTTGCTGACCAAAACGAATAGTCTTTACCTGTGAGCCAGATTTGGCTACAACGATATGAGACTTCTTTGGGTGTGTAGGCGTAGCCTTTGGTTTATTAAAACCAGATACACCTGCACGCTTTAGTCTTGGATCCATTTCCTACTTTTTCTTATATGGGTAACGCAAGTCGGTTACTTTTCTAAATCCGAGTCTTGCATCATTCAATGCTTTATTCATAGCTTTTGTCATTTCAGGAGTTACTTGCTCTGCCCTTGTTGGATACGGCAGCCCTCTCCTTTTGGCAACTTCCGCCATTGCATCTTTAGCTACTCGATTTGTTAGAATGTTATTCCAGTTTTGAGCAGAGACTTGGTCTTGGCGCTTGTATGTTGCAGCTAGTCTTTTTGCTCTTGCTGCTTCCTTGGCTGCCTTAAGCGCACTTGCGCTTTGTGTATTGCGACCAGGTTCGACAATCTTTACACCAGCCTTAAGCATTTCTTTTCTGCGTGCTTCTGCTGCAGCTTTCTGAGCTGCTTTCTTGACAGCTTCTGCTGCAGCTTTCTTAGCTGCTTGTCTTGTTGCTCCCATTGCCACAAGTCTTGCTACTAATGCTGCAGCCCCGATAACTACTGGCGCTGGCATTTAGCGACCAGGCTTCTTAGGAAGAAGTGTCTTTGGCTTACGCTTTGGCATCTCGTTCATCTTACGTAACTGGTCTAGATTGAGCGGACGTAGAGGTTCTTTAGGCTTAGCAGTAGGTCCTGGACGACCTTGCTTGCGAAGCATGTCGCCAACTGTTCCTGTAGACAAACGCTTCATCTGACGTGTAGGTGGATTGATTCTGTCATTGATTGCGCGACCTACTGCCATGCCAGCCTTGCCAGCAGCAATTGCTGGACCTACTGGAGGCATTGTCATAATAAACTTTCTTGCTGCTGCGCTGAGATCAATACCCTTGTTACCAGGGATAGCCTGGTTCATCTTCTTGCTTGGCGCATTAGGAATTCTTTTTGGTGTCTTCTTAGGTCGCGGAACTGATGGACCTGTTTCATCGTAACCTGGACCAGGATATCTTCCCGTTCCTGGCTTTGGCTTTGCAGGGGCTGCCTTCTTAGGCTTGCCCTTTGGTGACTTCTTCTTATTTTGTTCAGCCTGCTTAGCTGCTGCCTTACCTGCTGCTGTGTAAGGATATTCCTTACCGTTTACTCTTGGCATGTGTCTGCCCTTTCTTAATAGATTGAATAATGCTTACAACGGAGAGGGGCTCCGAAGAACCCCTCTCCTATCAAATTAAGCAGCGATGCTTGACTTTGATGTAATGACGTAACGTGCTTCTGGACGGAAGATGTTCCATCCGAGAAGACCCTTCCAGCCCGCTGAGCGGAAGCGAAGAAGTGGATCTGTCATTGGTGAGATAACTGTCTTTGGCTCGTATGAAACAGCCTCAAGAAGAGCCTGCTTTCCGAGGATGACAGTCTTGTAGATCTTGTTCGCACCTGTACCAGAAGCAACTTCTGCACGAGGTGTTTCAATGTAACGAACCTGATCGAAGATACCGATCTCACCGTTCCAGAGGTTACCAACACCAGCTTCGGTGTAGGTGTGTGGCTGCTGCCATACGGCAACACCTGAACCTACAGCCTCTGAGCGGAGGTCGTATGAAACATCTGGGTGAATAAGTGCGGTGTAGAATCCACCGTCACGTGGCTGTACGTTTGCGCCACGAAGCTTAGCAACTGCCTTACGAGCAAGTGCTGAAGTGATGAACGCAGCGTTTGTAGATGCAGAAACGTCCTGTCCGTTAACAGTTGTCTCGTCAGCTGATGTTGTACCAGTGAAGCGACCTGTTGCTAGACCTGTAAGCTTTGCCCAAACCTGTGCGTCAAGTGTGTCGCGCATGTTGTAAGCAAGAAGATCTGCGATTGCTGGGTTGATTGATGAAATCAATTCAAGCTCAGCACGCTCTGTGTTAGTAACCAAGTTACCCCACTCGTCAACAGTTACAGAAACCTTGTCTGTGTTGTTGAGTGCAACAGCATCTGGTGATACTGTCTGTGTGAGGGCTGCAGTTACGCGAGCTAGATCCTTGTGTACCTGGAACACAACTGTGTTACCAGGGTTTGTTACGTCGCTTGGGCGCTTGTCCGCAAACTTGCGGAACATTGGCTCGGAGCGAAGGTTAAACTCTACAAGCTTGTCATACGAAACTTGTAGGAGGTTGGACAACGTGGATGTACCCGTTGCATTTGTAATTGTTGTAGGCATTTTTTCCTTCTATAGGGTTGACGTGGGTATGTCATTGACCTCGAAGAATGCTAAGCAATTCTTCCTGTGAGCTGGCTCCCTCGACTCTTGAAGTCAAGTCAAGACCAACCTGTGGGTCGTATACATAGTCATCGAAGTTTGACATTTGCTCATATGTTTGAGCATCAGCGTCTGGTTCATAATAACCATCCTCTGATTCATCAACGGCAGTGATTCCAAAATCTTCGCCGTATTCTGTTAGCCACTCGGCAATTGCATCTGGATCAGCTTCGATCTCATCTGGAATGTAGCGAGCGATATTTGGATTAAGACCGTACCCTTCTAAGATCGCGGCGATTTCTGCTTCATGACTGTAGGTCTGGAATTCCATAATTAGATTATCGCGTTCCGCAACTTGCTTGGAAAGTGAATCAATCTGCTTACGTAGTTTCTTTACTAGGTCTGTTCCGCTGTAATCCTCTGCGTCTTCGTAGAGTTCGTAGTCTTGTTCTGCCATTGTTTTTCTCCCTATTGTTAGTTGGACCCTCATCGGGTTTGCATCACACGTACTCCTCACCAGGGGAAGTGATTTATAGACGTGACGACTACCAGACTAATACGCGTCTCCAGGGCTGGTCGGTCTGGGACGGATTCTGTTATACGTCGGCTGTTTTAAAGCGACGTCCAAGGGACGTCGTATCAATTGCACCGCGTTGCTGGAAGCGTGCTCGCTCTTGCGATGCAAGCTTCTTGGTTTTAATACCAACATCAGTTCCACCAACAAGTCCTAATTGTTGACGAACTAAATCTTCACTACCTGCTGTTTCACCAGATAGACCAAGAAGTCTCTTGTAATCTTTCTGGCTAGTAACTGCAGCCTGGAAAGCTTCCTCTGCTTGAGCGCCTTTACCAGCTGTCTGAATTTCTTCAGCAAATGCCTTGGTTGCAGTTGTTCCTGCGCGGGTAGCCATGCCACCGATCTCGGCAGACTTATACTGCTTCTCGAGTTCAGGTGTACTAAAGTTGAAGCGACCTTCAAGAATGTTGAAAGCCTTATCCTTATCAAGTAGGTACGCAACCAAGTCATTCTGTGAAAGGTTGTAATAACTCTTAAGCGCATCAACAATGTTCTTGTCAGCCTTCTGTAGCGCAGACTGTGCAATGTTTACACGTGATGTAAGCTCACTTGGGCTAACGCCGTTAGCGATAAAGTTAGAAAAGTCTTCTTGTGTGTCGTAGAAACCAGTAGGCAATCCTGCGCTAGAGATGATATCTCTGAAGGTATCTTCTGTTTCAATGTAATCAGCTGGCTTAAGAAGGCGGTCGCCTGGGCGACCCTTGCCATCTGCCATACGCTTGCGAATTGTTTCGTTAGCGGGGAAGCGTGTCTTGTAAGCCTCGCTGTTGTAGATAGAGTTAAGAACTTGCGCTTCTGTAGGTGCAATATTGTCAGAGTAAACCTGGTCAATGCTGTCCATTAGTGACTTCATAAATGTGTCACCAAGACCTGTATTCTCAAACATTGCCATAACAGCATCTTTTGCTGAATAATCTTTGTATTCGTCAATTACTTCTTCGGTTCCATCTGACATGACATTAACTGTCTGTACAGTTCCGCCAGTTTTGCGTACAGTTTTTTGCTTTACGATTGTTGGTTTAGTACCAGTGCCACTATCGCCACCTGTCCCTGTACCAGCACCAGCAGGAAGGGCATACCTAACCCAGCTACCAGTTTTAGTTCCACCAATCCATGTGTATTTAAATCCTGGTTCTGGTGTCGGGACAATAGACTTGTTGTACAAAGGATCTGTTGCTTCAAGTTCTGCACGCTCAGCAGCTATTGCTGCATTTTTTTCTGCAAGAAGTTGTGTTGCAGTTTTCTTTGTTCCATCTGGGTTAAGACCTTGAGCAACAAAAAGTTCTTTTTGCATTTCCTGAAGAGCAGTAAGGCGTGCTTCATTTTCTGCAAGTAAATTTTTAGCTTTTCCTAAAAGAGTTTCTAATCTTTTTTTCTCTGCTGCCTTCTGAGCTGCTGTCTGCGCCATTGTTTACCCCAGGAATCCAAAATCTTGTAGGATCTTTTGACCCATACCCGTATATTCTTCTTTAGCCCGTTCAGTGAATTGCCACTTTGGGCTCTTGCGTGCAGCAGTCTTTGCTTGATAAAGGTTCATCGGTGTGACGTTTCCTTTTTCATCTTGCTGATTTAAAATGCGATTAACAAAATCATCGTTGAGATCAAGTGTTTCTTGATCTATCTCCCATGTGTCAGAAATTGCTTTAAGCCAAGGGTCAGCTGCTTCGCGCAGTGTTTGACCACGGCTAAGTTGTGCTGTTAAACCAGGAAACATGGACGCTGCTGAGTTAGTTAGATCAGCTTTAATGTCTTCTTCAGTAATGTCGCCAGCTACTAATCCACGAACGCTGTTTTGCAACCATTGGTCAAAACCCTTGTTTGACTTAGTTGACTGAAATCCATAATCCCAAGCCATTTCGTAAAGTTGGTTAGCCAGTGTTTCTGTGTTACCGCTAAGGTCATAAAGAGTTATGCCATTGACTATACGCTTCTTAGTGAAGTCAATTGAAGCAGCAATTGTCTTGTTGATAAATGTGTCATCATAAACAGTAAGCTTGCCATCCACTCGCTGAGATTTCATCATGAGCTTTTCAGCCATAGCTGTTGCCTCTTGTGCGGTAATTGGAATACCAGCTGCCTTGTACTTAGTAAGCAAAGTGTTGGTATTTCTAATCAAGTCAGCTTCAAATGTAGTTGGATCAGAAGTCTTGGCTATCTGAAACTTACGAAAGTCTTCACTGTTCTTGAGGAACCATTCAGACTTTTGTAGTTCTGCCATCTGAAGTTTTGGGTCAACAATCTTTCCCTTAAGAATTCTATTTAAAGCATCTTGCAAAGTTTTATCAGAAGCAAGAATTGACGCAGCGATAGAGTACTTAGCAGCAAGTTGTTCGAGTGAGAACGTGTCTTGTGTTGGCTCTGCCATTATTAAATTACCTGCCCAATTCTATTAGGGTCTGATAAAGACTGGTTAATAAGATCTAAAAATGTTCTAACAGCAAAGTTCTCTGCATAGTCAGGCATGCTGCGTGCATAGCTTTTTGCGAATTCTGTTGGGTCAAACCCAGTGGTTTGTGAACCCTTGCTTACAGACGCACCAGGTGAGGTGGTTGTTTGACCAACATACTTAGATGGTTCCTTAAGAGCACGTTCGTTAGCACCTTTTTGGTATGCAGCAATTTCTTTAGCGGTCGCTTCGCGACCAACCTCTTGACTAAATACTTTATTGATATCTGCTGCAGCACTTGATGTGCTGAAGGTGGTTGTTCGGATATCTGTTTGATTTGTTGTACCGTATCTACTGCTTTCATCTTCATCACCGAGGACTCCAGGTGTTGCGTAATCAAGATAATAACTTGGATCAATACCAAGCTTATTACCAGCCAGTGGATTGTTAAGAGTCTGTGTCCAGTCTACGCCCTTGTTCCAAAGCTTTGTTAATGTCTTGCGGTCTGTAGCAAAGCCACGAGCTGCAGCTGCAGAAGCAAATACCTGATAAGCAACAAGATTTGTCTCTGGTAAATTAGCGAACCAGTTTTTTGCTTCCGTTGGAGATGCACCGCGACCTGATGGTTGATCCGTAAATCCTGGTATAAAAATCTTTCGAACGTAATACTGTGGATCGTCAGTTAAAGGTTTTGTTGGATCTGTAGCCACGTTATCTCCTAATTACTAATGAAATGTCAAGCTCTGGCATTGATGATAAATACCGAGCAGCGAATACACCGAACTCATCGGATGCATTCTGAATAAAGTCGTAGTGAAATTGAGAGAACCCTGCACGCAAGTCATACTTGCGAGCCTCTGAACTTCCAGCTTCCTCGTACATCGTGTGGAACTTGGCAGCTTGTGCTGCCCAGATAGCAATCTCATCCCACTTGGTATTCACTTTAGATGCGTGAGCCATCCACTTCTCATCCTTAAGAATTACCTGGATTACAGGGAACACTTCCTTGTAGAAGTCCTTTGGCTTAGGACGTGAATTCTGCCAGCCTGGATATTTAGTAGCAATGTATTCTTCTCGCTCTTTAAAGTCATCCTGAATACCAGATAGTTCGTATCGTGGGTCATAAGTAGAAAGAATACCTAATTCGTACATACGAGCATCACGTTCTTGTGATGCAGCATTGTACTCAGCCCAGCCAATATTGGCTTCAACATCCTGCTGGATCTCTTCTTCTGTCTTTTCGCGAGTAATCTTTGTACCACCCTTGCCAGGGAAGTTTAGATACTTATAGATAGAAGCAACCGTTGATGAGTATGTATTGGTTAGCTCTTCACCGTACTGTGTAGATAGCATGTTTGCGTACTTCATATTAGTACGAGCGATCTTTTCCAGAAGCTCTGGGTTATCACGGATAACCTTGATGTCTGTGTATGAAGCAGATAGGTTTGCTACGTTTTTACGGTTAGAACCCACCAAGATAATGCCATCAACGCCCCACTCCTTGCGGAATGCTGCATCTGCTGCATCGTAATCACCTTGGTTTTCCTCAACCAACTTAGAGTAATACTCTGTCGCTGCTCGAGTTACTGGGTCAAATGTTACAGAAATTGGCATATTGAACTGTACAAATGCGCGAATGAAATTAACAATACCTTCACTCTTGGCAGCATCTGACATTGATGGAGGTTCTCCAACTTGCCCGTTACGATACCAATCATTCATTGCTACTTTGTAGCTAGAGTAAACTCCATCCCAATAGCGATCTGACTTGTCCCAGCCAAAGGCTTTGAACAAAGATTGCTGGTATGAAGGTAGTACTGCGCCAGCCATTGTAGTAAGAAGGTTCCCACCTTCTGCTGGATATCCGCCATATAGAAGACTTGTCTCGTAGAATTCATCACCGAATGCTGTGCGAAGACCTTGTTCAAGTTCTTCTCCGTAAATCTTCCATGGTGTATTAATACCAAAAGAGTTATTAATAAGGCTTGAGAGTGTAGCTCCACCAATCCAAGAGATGCTTGGATCAGATAGCATGAACTCAAGTTGCTTAGGGTTAACCTTCATTCCGCCACCGCGTTCGTCAACAAATGGCGCAAGAGCGCCCTTAACTCCCTTTGGCAGTTTGTTATATAGCGGGAAGCGTACGGTTACAGGCGTTCCTGCAGGTACATCCATGATTGACTTGTAGGTATTACCCTCTTCGTCCTCATAAGCCTCGAATGAATCGAATGCTTGCTGTACTTGTGCATACCAATAAGCGTTCATTGGGTTCTTAGCCATCAATCGCAAGGCAACTACCTGGCTATTGAAGAATGCTAGCGGGAATGACATGGCATAACGCGCTTGGTACATACCATTTGTCAAACGACGTGATGAATACAGTGTCTGTTCTACGCGAGCAAGCGCACGACGACGTGCGATTTCATTAAGCTGGTTGTTAACAAAGTAATCAGTTGGATCTCCACCAGTTCTACGTGAGTTTATAATAAGAGCGCGTAGTTCTTCTTCCCAATGTTTCTTAAATAGGGGAGCACGTACCATTTTTGTTTCAGCGTCAGCTAAAAATCTCCAAGCAGCGTCTGTAACTCCACCAACTCGGGCAGCAACGCGGTCATACTTGTTCAAATCGTTAAGGTTGATGTTCGGACCCTGGATTCGCTGTGGCAAATCTGGGTTCTTTTCTAGAAGAACACGCATTTCATCAACAGATACAGGACGACGCATGATTAAATCACGCACTTCCTGAGTTGGGTACATAGCACGTACCTTGGCACTGGTCTCAGAGATCCAGTCGAGCATATCTTCTTGTGTGTTGACACCACGATCGCTCATACGACGACGCCATTCACGTCCAGCATCACCTGATTTATAAATCCAGTTAAGGATTTCTGTATCATTGACGCCACGGAAGATCATTCCTAGTGGAAGTTCAAGGCTGTTGCGAACCTGTCGGTTAGCAATATGTGTCAAGGCGTTAAAGTAAGCCTCTGTATCGGTACGGTCTATAGTAACGAAGCGACGGCTTTCAGCCTTGATGCGTGCGTTAATTTCTGATCGCGTACCAACAGAATAAAAGTTTTCAACGGTGTCAACTTCTGACATGTAAGCAGTAGCTCCACGTTGGTTAGGATCCATAAGACCCTTGATTGTGTAAGTCTTGCCGTCTATTTCCCACTCTTCAGCGACTTGACCAAGACGCTTCATCTGAGCCCTATCGCCACGGGCGAGAATTGCAGGAGCAATCTTTGCCTTCTGCTTATCAATGATAGAGGCAATACCCTGGACAATGCGTGCGCTTGATTCAACAGCGTCGGTTGCTTCTCTAAATGCGGTATCTGCTTCAAAGAGTGCATCATCTGCAGCATGAAGAGCATCATCAGCCAAAGCTTGGTTAGCTTTGCTTGCTTTCTTAGCAGCTGCAGCTGCGCGTTCCTGCGCTGCGCGGGCTTTTTGCCAAGCCTTTTCAGCTGCTACTACAGCGACTTTATCCTTTTCCCATTGTGCAATATGCATTGGGAACTTCTTGTCACGAGAGATTGTACGAATCTGCTCAATGACAGAGTTTTCCTGGCGACGAGCTTTAAATCCTGGCATGCCAGGGATAAATCTGGAAATATTTTCTGCGCGAATACTGTTGTTATAGATTGCGTTACGCACGCCTTGGTTTGCGTTTCCAAACATCCCAAGACTTTCGGTAGCCATAGATGCACGCATCATTGGGTCAACGATAGAGTTCTTAGGAATGTAAGCGATACGAAGTAAGTTCAAGTTGCTGAAGACCATGTTAGCAACATCAAAGAAAGAGGCTAGGCTCATCGCTGTTTGCGATGCATATGCACCACGAACCTGACCCTTGGTTACATAGTCTGAACCTTCCTTTTTCATGTGAAGGATAATTTCATTTTCCAAGCGACGGAAGTCGAGCATTGGAATTGTTTGAGCTTCGTTAGAAAGATCAATAAAGTTATTGACGAGGTTGATAGCACCGTCGTCACCTGGAATCATTCCGTTGTCAACTACGTACTTCTTAAGAGTCTGACGTGTTTCATTTTTGCCAGATACCCACTTGGTAATTTGAGCAATGATTGCTTTGTTCTCAAGTGCTGTATTTGGGTTGGCAATGTCAATGAGTTCATCAACGCCGTAGCGACGACCAAGCTCAAGGAATACTCTTTCTTCGATGTTTGCTAGTGCAACTGCACGAGCTGTATCTGTATCAGCAGCAAGGTAGCGCTCAACCATGTCGCGCTTAAACTGTGAGCCTTCTGTTCCGCGTAAGAATGAAAGACGGTTAAGGTCTGAAAGTAAATCGTTTGCTGCTTCAAAGCGACGTGGGTTAGAAATGTTGATGTGACCCTGTGGTCGCCCTGAACCTTGGTACGCAATAAAACGAATGACGCGGTCGTATGGTCCTGACTGGTAGACTTGAGTCTTCCAGCTTCCATCTCCTGCCTTGCCAAATAGTTGTGCATCACCAAACTTTGCAGCTGTAATGAGCTTATTCTTAGCAAGTGCTACTGTCTCGTACGCTGCAAACTTTCCTGGTACAAAGTCTTCACGTGCTCCCGCTGCTGTCTTGGAAGCAAAGTCCTCAAGTGCGCGGGCAAAAGTTTTGTCTTCAGCTTTCTTCGCTTCAATGATGCGGTTGTAACGCTGAGTAAGATTAGGTGTTAGATTCTCTTCGGCAATCTTGCCCCAGTCATCTAATGGATCATACCTCATACCAAAGTTATCAATGTGGTCAGCCTCAATCGGGCGACGTCCCATAAAACGCGAAAATGCTGCTGCATCTCCACGCTCTGCAAGAAGGTAATCTGAAACATCGTCGTATGTCTTAAGGCGAGATACAATCTGTGCTGTGCGAACTGGGTTAGCTGTCTCGGCAACTAATGGGTTAGCTGAAAGACGTGTCAGATTAGTTTCATCAACTGCGTCTTTCATAAGAACAGCAAGACCCGAAGGTGCTGGCGTTCCGTCTGCCTTGTTACCCCATTCGGTAGCTAACTTAAGATTGTTTTTAAATGCTGCATCATCTGTTGCGGTACGGATAACCCCAGGTCCAACAACTTTTTTAGTTCCTGCACGAACTGCAGTTCCTGCACCTTTAGTTGCAGCCAAAGCAATAGCTAGATCGGTTGATCCTGAAGCAATAATACCAAGCCATTCATCTTTGAATGCCTTGTTGCGCTGCTTGTCGTCAAAGACGTCAAAGTCATTGTCTAAATATGTTGGCGTAATCGCATCTGGGAGCATGTCACTAACAAGTGACGCAGCACCAGATGCAACAGCTTGACCCATTGAAATATCTTTAGAACGCTGCTTAGCGTAAACAAAACTATTAAGACCTTTGCCACGTGCGATAGCTTGTGGTGTAAGAGCAATAGCAGAAACGGTTTGGGTTACTGGTTGGATAACTCTGTTAGCAAGTTCCATCGCTGCCATTGCAACGTTGGTTCCTGTGCGGACAAAAAGATTACCCTTTTTGCCTTTTTCAATTGCTGAAGTAAGGACTTCACCAACCTTGTTTTCTACCTTGCCGACTTTTGTATCGTCTACGTTTTTCTTTTGTTCTTTTACGAAGCCCTCAACTGGTGCAGGTTGAACTGGTAGTTCAGTATTTGTAAAAGTATTTCCCCAGACGGATGTGTTACTCAATTGGCAACTGCTCCTTCCGAGACGTCAGGTCTTCTAATAATTCAATTCGATCATCATCGGATTCAAAATCCATGCGAGCTATATCCCACGCAACTGGAGCCATATCAAAGCCAAGGTATTCGAGATTCTCTTCGAACTTCTTGAAAACTTTCATTATTGGATCTCCGTCTGGCTCCGTAAATATTTGACAAAGGCTTTCATTGTGCCTGTTGATTGTGGTGAGTCTGCATAAGCAGACATAAGTGGCATGTATTTAGCAAGCATGCTTAGATCCTGAAGTTGGGTATCTACAGCGTTTGGTAGTCCAAGCACTGCACGCCCAGCTCCAGGTCCAGCATCAACACCTTCGGTTACATACTCATTAGGACGGCGTGTTTCCGCATTAAACGGAATCACACCTTCGCTAATGTTTGCACTTCCTGCCATTGGTGCTCCACCTTGGTCTGCTTGGAATTGCTGTTGCTCGCCATAAGCTGCATTAGGCAAATCCATTTTCCCCTGTGCTGGTATATCTGTTCGCTGTGAGAACGAACTTGGACCAGATACAACACCTGGGTTAGGCTGCATCATTGACATTAGTTACCTTATTTCTTTGGAAGATTTACTTTAGTTCCTGACCAGATCATGTTTCCACCCTTGTACTTAGGGTTCTGCTTGAACTTCTTGTTCAAGGCATGGATGTCTGCAAGTGATACTCCTGCACGCTTAGCAATTGACCAAAGGTTGTCACCGCTCTTTACGATGTACGCGTCTCCTGTAATAGGTGACTTGCTTGATCCTCCTGAAGATCCTCCTGAAGAACCACCCTTGCTTGAACCTCCTGAAGATCCTCCTGAAGAACCTCCTGAAGAACCTCCTGAAGATCCACCGCTGGCTCCACCTGATGAACCTCCAGCTGCTCCAGCTGCAGGCTTATTCTTGTAATAATCCGCAATCTGTGCTGGAGTTGGACGAGTCGTAGAACCCGCCTTCCATGCAGCAGTTCCTGGAACTAGGCTTGATCCATCTGGACCGTAGCGAAGATTCTTATTATCTTGAGCTCTCTTATTTGCTAGTTCTTTGTCGTACTTAACTTGTAGTTCATCGGCTTTTGTACCACCGCGCTTTCCTACAATACCCATAGTTATTGAGTTAAGGATGTTCTCGCCAGATACGCCCAAAGACTGGACCATATCTTTCCATTTGGAATCTGGAGTTTTTCCTCTAAGTGCAGCAATCTTGCGCTCAAGTTCATCTTTGCGTTCCTGGTCTTTAACTGATTGACCAAGTTGGGCAATTTCCAAGACTAGACCAAGTAGTAATCCACCCTTAACAAACTTCTTAAACTTGCCACCCTTTTTAACGACAGTGTCACTGCCAGGAACTGGTGTTACTCGTGATGTAGTTGTTGCAACTGTGCCTGTACGTGTACTAACAACAGTACCCTTTGGACGAATTGCAAGTTCACGAGAAGCTGAAAGCTTGCCTTCTTTTGTAAGCTTTGCTTGTGTTTGTTTTAGCTTTTCATCTTCCATCGCAGTAAGCGATGCATCTGTAATCGACTTAAAACTTTTAACCTTAGTGCTTTTAGGCTTCTTGGTCTTTGGCTTTGCTTCTGCGTCTGGTGTTGCAGCTGCTCTTTGGCTAGGAAGCTTTGATTCAAAGAAAAGAGCTTTGTTGAGAGCAGACTTTGGCTTGACACCTTCACGAATAAGTTTTTCGTAACGAGCTTTACCTTCTGGAGTCTTAAGAGTCTTGTCAACAGCAGTTGATGTAGTAGCAGGCTTCTTAACAGTTGGCTTCTTTTTTGGCGCTGCTTTAGAAGAAGCAGCTTTCTTTGTTGCAGCCTTCTTTTTTGTTACAGGCTTTTCTGCTACGCCATCTTCGGCAGCTACACGAGCGCGGAACTTCTCCATTGCTACGCGTCTTTCACGAGCAATGCGTTCTTTAGCTGTTTCAACTGGCTTAGTCTGAATCTTGTTGCCTTTATCGTCTGTGATAAAGTTGCCTTTGGCTTCCTTGCTGACTTCCTTTAATGCTTCTTTGTCAACTAGCTCTAACTTTGCCATTGGATCTTTTAGTCGAGCTTGTGGTTTACCAGAGAATACTTTCTTGGCATCAGCCTTGGCAGCCGAACGTGCCTGACGAAATTTCTTTGGCTTTGTTGGTTTCTTCGCTGCCATGGTTTATCCTTTACTTAAGCTTGTTTTTGTTGCCTGCGATAGGCTTTGGTGTGACACCCTGCTTGACCATTCCGCCACCCTTAACAGCACCTGATGGCTTCTTGCCCATGATTGCTGTTGATGTTGGAGCCTTAACGTGTCCGCCTTGCTTTCCGATCATTTGTTTCTCCTTGTTATGCTGGAATTGAGCGAGTTACTCTCGCTGATAGATTTGGATTTCCGCCACCTGTAAGACCTGCTAGCAATTCCTGCATAGCTGGTCGACCCTGTGGCATCTCTGGCATAGGTCCACCCATGCCTTGTTCTGCTGGCATAGCCTCTTGTGGGGCTTCTGCTGGCATGCCTAGAGCTGTTGGCTCAGGCTTTGGTTCTTCTGGCTTAAAAGCCTTGGCGACTGCGTCTTCAAGCGGTATGCCTGATTTACGTGAGTCGATTACGCTAGCCATAGCGCTAACGATCTTCATAGGATCTTGACCTGCCATTACCATCTGTGGAATTGCTTGAGCAAGACCAGAGATAGATGATTTCATTGAGTCACGAAGTTCTTCAATATCGATAGCGCGTTCTTCTTCTCCAGCATTAATGGAGATAGGAAGATTGCGACGTAGCATTCCGCGAGAGATTAACTTATCTCCGCGTGCTTGTAGACCCCAAACCAATGCGCGGTTTGGATCTAGACCTGCCATTAATCCGTACTCTACGGTTACACCGTAGTTGCCCTTAACGTCTACAGATGGCTTGTACTTTAACTTGTAAGGTACTCCATTTGCTGTAGCAGATACTTCTCGTTGAAGTTCAGGGAAGTAAATTTCATCGATTGCAAGAGCAAACGATATGGCTTGTCCAATCGCTTCACCTAGAATTGATTGGTAGATCTTTATTTGAGAATCATAACCAGCCATAAGTGCTTTCACACCCTGACCAGTTACGATAGAACCTTCGCTTTGCCCAGCACGTGCTTGAGGAAAACGGGTTCCAAGTTTCATTTCATCGGCAAGAACGTTGTTCTCTGCGAATGCAAACTGTGGTACGTCGAGATTTACTCGGCGGATTTTCTCTGGAGAGTTCGAACGAATAACAGCATCAGGACCAATGGAGAGCTGAGTAACGTCATTAGGCAAAGCAAGAGGAGCTTCAACAGATTTTTGAACAGCTTGCATAGTGAGAAGAGCAAGACGAGCTTTCGCTGCATAGACTGGGAGGACGTCGTCGAACTGTCCACGCGTTTCGCCGTCGAGCGAAGGACGCTGAGCAACAGCAACTGGGACCTCACCGAGTTTGTTTGGTGTTTCTGCAAGAACTAATCCTCCTCGGTCAAGAATAAACATCACTGTCTTCTTCTTGTCCATCCAACGAACTACGCTAATAAGCGAGTTCTCATCACCAGATCGTGTGAAAGAGTTCTTTGCCAAGATAGCATCTGCATGCTCAGGGAACTGAGCTGCAACATCTCCTGCTTTACGCTTGTATACACGAGCATAAGTGTTGATATTGCCAAATCGATCTTGGTCATAATAAGCACCCATAGAGTTTTCAACATGGATGTGTGGTCTCTTGTCCTTAAAGTTAGGTTCAACTCGTAGAACAACGAAACCGTATGTAGATAGTTGGTCTGCGCCACGCAGAAGTTCCGTACCAAGTCGAGATGATGCTACGTAATAGTTGCAAATCTTTGTACGCTTGTCAGCTTTGGTACGCTGGGAATCATCAAGAGATGAATCTCCAGCAGCAGTAATGGTAGGAAGAACACCGACTTGCTCAGCAACATCCCGAGCAACGACGTCAATAAGGTTGGCAACGATTGGACGTGACCAATTGCCAGAAGGAAATAAGCCAGGGAATACCTGCTCAGCGTTGCCTGCTCTTACCAAGGCAACCTCGCGCATGCGCTTATCGCGCTCGGAGTTTCGAGTTACTAATTGCTCGAAAGCATAAACTAATTCTTTCATAAGGTCACATTCTCACGGCTCGCTGTGTTGAAGCGAGATCATCCAGATTGATTATGTAACGACCTTCCATGTCAGAACGAGTTGCAAACTCGTTAGCCATAAAGTTCGGTACGTTGGTAGAAGCGATTAGAATCTCGCGGGCTACGATCTCACAGAACCACAGTGCCATCACTGCGTCCATCTTGAGTTGCTTGCCCTGCTTACCTGGTTGCCAGGTCACGAGTTGTTCAATAAGTTTCTTGACGTGTTCATTCTTCGAGCTGTCTGGTAACTCAATTAAGTTATCACCAGCATGCTTGAAGTTGTTGTTGAGTCCATCTCGCTTAATGACGGACCCAAACAAAGGAGCGAGTGAGGCTACGCCGAACTCGGGATCCTGTTTGTTATTACCTGTGTAGTGTGGTCGGTAATTAATACCACGTGTAGCGAGGAAGTTTCGAATTTCCTCGTCCTGTGTTAGGAATAACTGAAAAGCATTGGACTCTACAATCACCGTATGTGGGTGATACGTATCCGTCCATTCCCTGATAAGAGATCTGATAGCTGCAGGTGTAGGGCTTGTCATGACGTGAACGTCCATTACATAGCGTTTGTTTGTCCTGCGGTCTACCGCATAGGCGATAGCAGCTGTATCTCCAGACATTGCTGGATCGATACCAATAATTCGATAGAAGTTCGACGAATTATCAGGGTGACCTGCTGCGCCTGCAACTAAGGAGCCCGACTTTCTCATTCCGTTTACAGCGCCTCTGACGCATGTCGGGTCGAAGATTGCATTCTCCGCGATATCGAGGTTCTGGTAAACCAGTGACCACTTGGAAGGTCCTGCCTCGTTACGAACTGCCGTAAGACGTTCGCCTGTCCATCGATCAAACATGCCGTTCTCGTCTGGCACGTCAGTGTCAGTAAGAGGTTGTTCGGTCTTAGCCCAAAGAGTTTTCCAATCCTTTGGGTTGTCTGCATATTCCAAGACTGCAGGCATGGACAAATATGACCACGGAAGGATGCCATCCGTGTAATGCTGTGGGTTGCGTAGTTCTTTATATAGATCAACTGCAGATACTCGTGTACCAACTACCAAGAGTTGACCACCACCAGGCGGGAGACGAGAGGCAACTTCCTGCCGAATCCATTCCTGTTGCTTAGCCCATTCACTTGCGTTGGACAACGTCACTACGTCGTCCAGGACTATTAAATCTGCGCGGTTACCGTAGACCTGACCACCCATACCAATAGCTTCAACTGTTGGGTCTTTGGCGTCATTGTCTCGGATATCTCCACCAAGATAGATCTTGGTCGCCGACCACTGGTCGGCTGTTGCTTTGTAACCATCGGCGGGTCCGAAGGACGCCTGTAGGTCTGCATACCGAGGATGCGTCAAGCGTTGCTTGATCGCATACAAAAACTTCTTTGCCTGCTCTTGGGTCTTGGAGATAACCATGACCGAAATGTTAGGATTCTTAACTATGCGGTAGGTCACATAGTTAATTGTGATCGTCATAGTCTTGGCATGGTTTGGCGGGACGTTGACCAGTAAACGGGACAACCCACCTGAACCTTTTTCAAAAACCATGGCTGGGTCTAACCAGCTTGGATCTCTACCTTCCAACATGTCAACAACGTTGAGCATGTGGGGCGGAACTTTAGTACCAAGGAACTTCTCAGAGAAACCAGCAAAGTCATCAAGATTAGACCGAGCGTCTACCGCGAGGTCCTGTGTTCTAAACCGAGCATTATCCATATAGGCAGCGAAGCCATCAGCTTCGCGCCGTTGTGTGTCATACCAAGAGCGACTTCGCCCGACCACTTTCAGTGCGTCGGCGATGGTGCGACCTTGGCGTACCAAATCGATTAACTCTTTACGAGCCTCTTCTGGTGTTAATTGGCGATCCATGTTCCTCCAGTACCTGTAGGGGTCCACAGGGGGTTGGACAGTAGTATCCCCACTTAAGCATATATATCTTATCGGCGGGCATTAAGCCCGCCTCAGAAGGCTCAATAAGTATTTCGCCTTATACTTACATAGGGGTCTAGAGCGTCGGCGTGTTTCAAGGGGGTAGCCCAATATATTTTTATTTATTTCGGTGATCTCAGTATAAGTCCTGGTCAGAGCTGT